CTGGTGACGGTGACGGCCGATGCCTGAAGGCGGATCGTGAGGCTGGCGATTGGCGGGCCGACCCGGGACACCGTGCCGGCCGCCTTCGCGGTGGATGTCGCGCAGCTCTATGCGAAGACGCGCGAGCGCGGGCCCTGGGCGACGGTGACGCTCGGGTTCGTGGCCTCGACCTACATCCACGTCGGCCGCGAGTGGTTCCTCGAGGCGTCGATCAAGCAAGGCGCGACGCATGTGCTCTGGCTGGACACCGACATGAGCGTCCCGCCCGAGACCGCGATTCGGCTGGCCTGGCACGAGCAGCCGATCGTCGCGTGCAATTACGTGGTGCGGCAACCGTCCGGGCTGTTTACCGCGGCGCGGGATGGTGAGCGCATTGCCACGACGGCGGCCTCGACGGGGTTGGAGGCCGTCGACTATGTCGGCATGGGCGCGATGCTCATGCGCACCGACGTCGTGCAGGGCCTGGGCCGGCCGTGGTTTCGGCACGGGCTCAACGAGCTCGGCGGCGACGTCGGCGAAGACGTGATGTTCTGTCGCGGCCTCGGCGCCGCCGGCTACACCATCTGGATCGACCACGACCTGTCCAAGGAGATCGGGCACATTGGCCAAACCACGTATCGAGCCGTCGCCGTCGACGCCGTCTGCGCCTGACGCGGAGCAGATCGTGGAGCTCCTGCCGCCGCCGGAGGCGGGGTTCAGTGGCACGGCGCTGCTGTTCGCCGTGGCGCAGGCCGCGCTGATTCAGGAGCTGAAGGCGCGCGGGTATACCGAGGTGGGGCGTGTTCGCGGTTGACCCCACGCGCGCCGCCGCGCCGGGCTGGTTCAATCACGGCGATAAAATCCTGGCGCTCGTCGAGCAGGTGCGGCCCGTGGTCTGCGTGGAACTGGGATCGTTCCAGGGCGCGTCGGCGATTCCGGTCGCCCTGGCGATTCGTCGCTGGGGTGGCACGCTGACCTGTGTCGATCACTGGGCCGCCGAGGCCACGGCCGCCAATCCGTCGCCCTGGATGATGCTCGCGTGTGCGCGTCATCTGATTCAGGCCGGCGTCAACGCGAACGTGCGTTTGATTGCCAGCACCACCACTGACGCCGCGCCGTGGTGGGACCGCCCGCTGGATTACCTCTACATCGATGCGGACCATTCCTACGAGGGCGTGCGCGCGGACCTGGCGCTCTGGGCGCCGTTCGTCAAACCGGGCGGGCTCCTGCTCGGCGATGACTACGGCAACGCGATGTATCCGGGCGTGCAGCAGGCGTGGGACGAGTTCGAGCGGGCGCACGATCTGACCCTGACGCGGTATCAGGGCGACGCGCCGGACCCGCACGGGATTCAGCTGATCTACGGCGTGCTGCCGTAACGCCGGGAGGCCCCGCGCATGGCGAAGGACACGGTGACGGTGACGGCGCTGAAGTACCACACGCACGCCGGCCAGGAGTATCACGAGGGCGACACCTACGAGGTGTCCCCCGACGCGGCCGACAACCTCGTCGCCATCCGGTTCGTGCACCGCACGGCGACCCCGCCGCCGGCCCCCGTCAAGGCGTCGGCCCCCGTGCCGCCGAGGACCACCGCCACCCCGCGCGTGCCCACGAAGGCCAGGACGGCCACGAAGCCCACGAAGGTCACGAAAGCCACGAAAGTCACGAAGGCCAGGACGCCGGCCAGGAAGGCCAGGAAGTAAGCGCGAGATGGCGAGACCTAGGCAGCGATGAGCTTGTTGTTTTTGCTTCGGTTTTCGCGCTGTGTCACGACTCGAAGATTGCAGGCGACATGAAGGCCACACACGAGAGGGTTGCTGAGCGGCACGATGTGATCCACTTCATGCTTGATTCCTGTGTCTCGCGTCAGGGCATCGGCCAGCCGGTAAAGAGCGTCGATCGCGTCGTGGTCGACCCAGCACGGCATCGCTCTGGTCTTCAGGGCTCGACGCTTCGCATTGGCCCGACGTTTACTGGCAGGATTCGCACGAGCGCGTGCTGCCGCTTGTCTGACCAATTTCTCGCGGTTCTGCTCAACCCACTGCTGGAATTTATCCCAATGCTTCAGGCGGGAAGCTCGCGCGCTTTGCTTGCACTTCTCAGGGTTGGCGGCTCGGTACGCGATGCCGTAAGCGCGACCGACTTCAGGATTGGCACGTCTCCGAAGTCTGTTCCGATCAAGGTCGTGCGCTTTCTTCTCGGCGTATCGGGCTCTGGATCTTGCGAGAATCTCCTCGCGCTTGGCCGCATGATAGGCGCGGTTCTTCGCGTTGAGTTTCTCTTTATTCGCCGCGTGCCGGGCTCGGTCCTTGGCTCGTTTTCGTTCCTTGCGTTCTTCGTTCGTCATTCGTCATCGACATCATATCGCGAGGCGTCTGCGTGGAGTTCCTAGGGTTGAGCATTACTAGGACGAAAGCCGCAGGCACGCTACAGCCTGTGAGCACGAGGGGCGGCTGGTACTCCATCATCCGCGAGCCCTTCACCGGGGCGTGGCAGCGGGATGTTGAGGTCCGGCTCGTCGATGTCCTGACGCACCCGACGGTGTTCGCGTGCGTGTCGCTCATTGCCAGCGACATCGCGAAAATGCGCCCGCGGCTCGTGGCCCTCACCGGCGATGGCATCTGGAGCGAGACCGAGTCGCCGGCCTTCTCGCCGGTGCTGCGGAAGCCGAACCGGTATCAGACGCGCATCCAGTTCTTCAAGTCGTGGCTGACCTCGAAACTCGCGTACGGCAACGCCTACATCCTGAAGCAGCGCGATGCGCGGCGCGTCGTCACCGCGCTCTACGTGCTCGATCCGAACCGTGTGACGCCGCTCGTCGCCCCCGATGGCGGCGTCTACTACTCGCTCAAGGAAGACCATCTCTCCAGTCAGCCGCAGCCCGAGGTGACGGTGCCGGCGAGCGAGATCATCCACGACGTGATGCACGCGCTGTATCACCCGCTCTGCGGCGTCTCGCCGATTCACGCCTGCGGCCTGGCCGCGACACTCGGGCTCAAGATTCAAACCAACTCGGCGAACTACTTTGCGAATGGCGGCGTGCCGTCCGGCATCTTGATTGCGCCCGGCGCCATCAGCCAGGCGCAGGCCGAGACCCTAAAGACGACGTGGGAGACCAACTACGGCGGCAGCAACTACGGCAAGGTCGCGGTGCTCGGCGATGGCCTGAAGTACGAGCCGGTCGAGTTCAACTCGCAGAACACGCAGAGCACCGAACAATGGCAGGACACGGCGAAGGCCGTCGCGGCCGCCTATCACGTGCCGGCCTACCTGGTCGGCGCGGCCGAGCCGCCCGCGTACAACAACATCCAAAGTCTCACCCAGGCGTACTACTCGCAGTGCCTGCAGGAGCCCATCGAGTCCATCGAGCTGCTGCTCGATGAAGGGCTCGGCCTGGCGGAGGGGAAGATCGAGGGCCGCACGCTGGGCACCGAGTTCGACCTCGACGACCTGCTGCGCATGGACAGCGCGACGCTCATCACGACGCTCGCGGCCGGCGTCGGCGCCGCTATCTATGCGCCGAACGAAGCGCGGCGCCGCGTGAACCTCCCGCCGGTCGACGGCGGTGAGACGCCGTACCTGCAGGTCCAGAACTACTCGCTGTCGGCGCTGGATAAACGTGATTCCGCCCAACTGCCGCCCGCGTCCCCGGCGGTCGTCGCGCAACCGGCGCCCGTGGACGAGGATGAGGATGAGGACGAGGACGAGGACAAAGCGTTTTCCTGGCCCACGTTCATGCGATCTGTACAGGCGCCGTGGCTCGGGTAAGACCGACATGGGAAACGTGGACCCGGTAGCGTTAGCGGACGCCGTGACGGCGACGATCAAGCTCGCGTTGGCTCCGATGCTCGCGCGACTGGCCGTGCTCGAAGCGCAGGTCGCGCAGGGACCGCGGGACGGCCGCGACGGCCTACCAGGCGCCCCAGGGCCGGCCGGCATGCCCGGCGAGAAGGGCCTCGACGGGGCCCAGGGCCGCGAGGGCCGCGACGGCGTCGACGGGACGCCTGGCCGGGATGGCGTCGATGGCGCGCCTGGGCGCGACGGCACGCTCGAGCAACTGCGGCCCGAGTACGACGGGGAACGCACCGTCACGTTCCGCCGCGAGGGCAGTCCCGATCCGCTGCTGGTCTGCCGGATGCCCGTGGTCCTCGACCGCGGCGTCTACCAGGCCGGCCAGGCCTACGAGCCCGGCGACGGCGCCTCCTGGGCCGGCTCGTTCTGGATTGCGCAGCGGGCGACCAGTGAGAAGCCCGGCGACGGCGACACGGGCTGGCGCCTGGCGGTGAAGCGCGGCAGCGAAGGCAAGCCAGGGCCGCGAGGCGAGACCGGCGAGAAGGGGTTGAAGGGTGACCCTGGACCGGATGGACGGGTGTACCGCTGATGGCGCTCGTGACCCTCGCGCAGACGAAACGGCACCTGCGGATCGAGACCGAGACCACCGATCCGTTGAGCGAGGAGGACGAGGACCTGACCTTGAAAATGGGCCAGGCCGAGGCCCTCATCCTGGATTACCTCGAGGGCGGCGACGCGGCGTGGACCGACGAGACGACCGTCCCGCCGGTCGTGCAGGCCGCGCTGCTGGTGCAGGTGGCCGAGTTGTGGCGGTTCCGGGGCGACGACGACCAGTACGCGGGCATCACGCAGGTGACGCACCTGCCGGGCCAGTTGTCCCTGTATGTCGTGAACCTGTTGCGCCGGTATCGCGACCCGGCGCTGGCGTAACCCGAGATGGCGTCGACGACCCCGTCGCGGTGGATCAGTGCCGGCAACCGTCACCGGCGCGTCGAGATCCAGACGCGGACCACGGGGCCCGGCGGCGCGGTCACGTGGACGACGCGGGCCACGCGGTGGGCCCAGATCGAGATGCTCGTCGGGCAGGAACAGATCGAGGCGTCGCAGCTCGTGGCCGGCAAGCCGGGGCGCATCACGCTGGCGTGGGACCCGATGACGGCGGCGATCGTCGAATCCGATCGGCTGAAATGCGGCGCGCGGATCTTCGAGGTCGACAGCGTGGTGAATGTGCTCGAACAGAACCGGCAGCTGGAACTCACGGTGCAGGAGCAAGTGAGCTGACATGCCGTACCTGTCGCTGTCTCCGCTCACGGACGCGCTGCTGACGCGGCTCAATGTGCCCTCGCTGCTCGCACTGGCGCCCGGCGGCGTCACCGACGATCCGCAGCAGGGCATCGACTTCCCGTTCGTGCTCCTCGAAGTGCGCGAGGGCCCGAACATCGGCGGCCTGGGCACGGCGCCGGGCGAGGGCCGGACCTGCGAGATTGACCTCCGGCTGCATGTGTTCAGCCGATCGGACCAGACGATCACCTGGGCGGCCAATCACGCCGTGATGGCGCTCTGCATCGCGCTGCTCGAGGCGGCGCCGCTCGTCGTCGAGGGCTACCTCGTCGATCGGTTCCAGCCGGATGCGCGCACGACGCCGTTGCAACAGGTCGTCATGCAAGGCGTGCAGGTGAAGGAACTGGTGCGGTCGATTTTTTTCTACCTCACCGAAACGTCGGATCTGCTGATGCAGCAGGCGGCCGTCTATGCGCGGTTCGTGCGCGGGGAGTTGCGGCCATGAGTCTGGACGTCACCATCAAGGGCGCGTCGGCACTCGTCGGGCGGATGCGGCGGATGGCGGCCGAGACGCCGGAAGTCTGCGGCGACGCCCTCGAAGCGCGCACCGAAACCGAAATCCGATCGCGCGAGAAGGTGAGCAGCTCGCGGCTGCCGCTGGACATCGGCCGGGCGGACGTCCTCGAGACGCGGGTCGCGTGGCCGTATCCGCACGAGGGCGGCGAAGGCACCTACATCACGCAGATCATGACCGAGGCGGCGCAGCTACTGGGGCAAGGGCTCGAGCGGGATCTGCGGCGCGCGGTCGAAGGCGCGGGCCAGTGACGTGCATCCGGCCGCCTACGCGTTCGTGGAGCGCACCGTGACGCAGTTCGGGCCCGGCGAGTTCGTGGTGGAGTTCGGCGCGCGGGACATCAATGGCAGCGTGCGCGGGCTGTTCGGCAACGCGCGGTATCTGACCACCGATATTGCCGCCGGGCCGGGCGTGGACCTGGTGGCCGACGGCGCGACCTACGAGCCCGGCGTCGCGCCCGATCGGGTCGTCTGCTGCGAAGTGCTCGAGCATACGCCGGCGGCCGAGGCCATCGTCACCAACGCACTGCGCATCGTCCGGCCGGGCGGGCTCGTGATTCTGACGGCCGCGGGCCCGGGGCGCGCGCCGCATAGTGCGATGGACGGCGGGCCGGTGGGCGCGGACGAGTATTACGCGAACGTCGACCCGGACGTGTTGCGCGCGTGGTTGCGGCCGGCGGCGGTGTCCTACATCGAGCAAAACGTGGAGGCGTGCGACGTCTACGCGTGGGCGCGAACGTAAATGCGGATTGTCCTGGTCAAGCCGGCGGCGGAGTTCAGCGTCTCGGACGTGGCCCGGGGCTTTCACGGCGCGTTCGCGGCGGCCGGGCATGACGTCCGCCTGTTCGACTTGTCGAAACGCATGATCTACCACATGCGCGCGATGGGCGAGGCCTGGCGCGGGCAGACGGATGCCGTCTCGCAGCAGGCGACCGAGATGGTCGTCGTGGAAGCGATGAAGCATCGCGCGGATCTCGTCGTCATCGTCTCGGCGCTTGTGTTCCATCCGCTCGGCCTCGTGCTGTTGCGCCAGGCGGGTATCCCGACGGCGGTCATCTTGACCGAGTCGCCGTACGACGATGTCGAACAGGCCGACTGGGCCGCGGCGTATCCCGAGGCCACGATCTGCACGCACGAGCGCGTGAGCGCCGCCCGCTATGGGTGGCTGTATCTGCCGCACGCGTACGACCCGGCGATTCATCGGCCCGTGGCGCCGACGCGGCCGCCGTGCGATGTGTTGCTGCTCGGCACCGGCTGGGCCGAACGCATCGCGCTGCTCGAGGCCGTCGACTGGCACGGCATCGACCTGCGCCTGCTGGGCCTGTGGCCGGTGCTGACCGAGGCCTCGCCGCTCTGGCGGCATTACGAGGCCGGCTGTCTGGACAACGCCGACGCGCCGGGGATCTATGCGAGCGCGCGCATCTGTCTGAACCTGCACCGCGCGCATCCAGACGCGGAAAGCTTGAATCCGCGCGCGTATGAGCTCGCGGCGTGCGGCGCGTTCACGGTGACCGACCGGCGGGCCGAGGGCGAGGCCCTCTTCGGTTGGTCGCAACCGATGTTCACGAGCGCCGCGCAGCTCGCGCACGTGCTGCGGGAAGCGCTGGCGGATGCCGACTTCCGCGAGGTCTGCGCAGCCGAGGCGCACCGGCGGGTCCAGGGCGAGACGTTCGAGGCGAGGGCGGCGGCGTTGCTGGCCGCGATGCAGAAACCCGCGGCCGTGGCCGCATCGTAAAGGAGTTCCCACATGGCAGCGATTCATGGCGCCGGCGCGATCATCTACCTCAGCCCGGGGACGGGCGTCGCGGTCCCGGTGGCCGAACAGACCGATTACTCCATCGAGCTCGACGCCGACATCCAGGACACGACGTCCCTGGGGTCGAGCTGGGGCTCCGGCGTGCGCGGCCAGAACAAGTGGACCGGCACGCTCTCGGGCAACTTCGATACGACGTCCGACACGCTGTGGCGCGCCGGCACGTCCGAGACGCCGCAGCGGCTCTACGTGTATCCGCAGCGCACCGTGCCGGGCAGCTACTACTACGGGCTCTGCTACGTGAAGCTGGACAACGCGCTGTCCGGGTCGGTGTCGAGCAAGGCGACGGCCGGCGTCTCGTTCACGGGCAACGGCGAGCTCGGGCGCGTCTGAGGTGTTCACGGCGCGGGGCGTCCGGGGCGAGGTGTGGGTGCATACCTCGCGGGCGCTGGTCCTGGGGCAGTGGTCGCTCGCGCGCGATCCGATCCTGGGCGTGAACCGGTCGACGGTGCGGGCCGACGTCGCCTTCGCCGATCCCTTCTGGTCCACGCAGGGGCCGTGGACGGTGGCCCTCGATTTCGGGCGCGCCTGGTGGATCTGGTCCGAGACCATCTGCCAGTCGCGCGATCCGTTGGTGCTGACGATCGTCGGCGACCCGCACGTGAAGGAGAAGTGAATGGCGAAGAACCGGTTTCAGAAAACGGACGTCGTTCGGTTGCCGTTGAGCGATGGCGACTGGATTGAGGTCCGCCGCCGCCTGTCGGGCGCCGAGAAGAAACTCATGGCCGCGGCGGCGTTCACTGATTTCCGCCAGGGCGCCAAGGACGGCAAGGAGGGCGAGCAGCGCTTCGGCGTCGATTTCGGGTTGCTGTCGTTGTCGCGGACGCTCACGTACCTGAAGGACTGGTCGTTTCGGGACGAGGCCGACAAGCCCGTGAAATGTTCGCGCGCGGCGATTGAAGCGCTCGACCAGGAAACGCTGGACGAAATCGAGCGGGCGCTCGACGCGCACGTCGCGGCGATGGAGCAGGAAAAAAACGACCCGAGTGGCGAGCCGAAACTCTCACTGGTCTCGCCATCTGTCGCTTCCTAGGCTGGTCCTGGGACGAGTACGAGTCCTGCCCTGACGACGTCGTCGCGCTCCTGTTGGACGAATGGGGCGAACTCATCCGCAAGAATCTCGCACCGGGAGTGCGCTGATGACGATCGGCGAAATCGAATTCGTCGTCCGCATGCGGGACGAGCTGTCGAAGCAGTTGGGGGCGGCGTCCAAACAGGTCGAGGGGTTTGTCTCCAAGGCCAACGCCGATCTCAAGGGGATGATCGGCGGCGCGTTCGCGGTGGCGGCGATCCAGAACTTTGTCGGCGACATCATGGCGATGGCCGACGAAATCGTGAAGACCTCCGAGAAGACGGGCCTGCTCATCGAGGAAGTCCAACAGCTCTCCTACATTGCCGACCAGTCCGGCAACAGCCTCGGCCAGGTCACCGGCGCGATGAGCAACATGCAGCAGGCCTTGTCGGGCGGTAACAAAGGCATCGTCGGGGCCGTCAAGGAATTGGGCCTGAGTTTCACCGAGCTGCGCACCCTGAGTCCCTACGAATCCTTCGAACGGATCGCGGCGGCGATTGCGAAGGTGCCGAATCCGGCCGACCAGTCGCGCCTGGCGGTGGCCGCGTTTGGCAAAACGGGCGCGGAGATTCTGCCCACGCTGATTGCGGATTTCGAAGCGTTGGGCAACGCCGCGCCGAAGATGTCCGAGAACACCGTCCGGGCGCTCGAGGAAGCCGGGGACGCGTGGAGCACGTTCGCGAAGGCGACAAAGGTGTTTGCGGCCGAGGCGTACAACGTGGCGCGGGGACTCTTTGACCAGTTGATCGTGTACGTGTTTCAAGCGGTCGCCAAGATGCGTGAGGCGACGGCGGACCTGGTCGAAACCCTCTCGAAGGCGGCGACGTTGCTGGCGCCGGTGAGTAGTGCGGCGGCGACGGCCGCGGCCGCGTTGGGGGATAAAGCCACCGAGTTGCGCCAGAGCGCCGTCTGGTATCGCGATGCGGCCACGGCGATGAACCTGGCGATCGAGGACACCGGCAAGAAAGCCAAGGCGGTCGTGCCGCCGATGAAGGGCCTCACCGACGCGCAAGAGGAGGCGGCGAAAGCGGCGAAACAGTACGCGGAGGAAGTCCGCAAGCTGGCGGCGGAGCTCGGCGGGCAAGGGGTCGCGGGGGATCTCAAAAAGCTCGAAGCGGCCTGGCGCCTCTTGACGCCGGCGCAACAGGCGAATGCGGAGGTCATTGCGCGAACGGTCGAGGCGTATAAGCGGCTCCGGCAGGATGGCGCGAATTCCGAGCTGTTGAATAACTTGTCGGGCCTCCATCGCATCATCCAATTGATGAATGCGGAGTTTGTCTCGATGGCGCCGAATCTGGGCGCGGTCACGCTGCCGCTGGCGCAATTCCGGATTGAAACGGCCGGCGCCGTGCTCGGTGGCCGGGATCTCAATGCGACCTTGGGCACGGAGATGGACGGCGCCATGCGCCGGGCGACGGTGGCCAGTGACGGCGCAACCGACGCGTTAGCGGCGCTCCGGGCGCGGGGATTTGCGCCGTTGGGGGAGCAGGCCAAACAGACGGGGGCCACGGTTGCGGAGGCGTTCCAATTTGCCGCGGATGTAATTGGCAAGTTTGCCAATGAAAGCAAATTGGCCCTGGTGGCGTCTACCGGGTTGGCGGTGGCCGCACAGGTGGCGGCGAAAAACTACGTGGGCGGCATGATGGCGATCTATGACGCCTATGCGCAATGGGCGTCAAAAAAACAGGCGGAAGTCGAGGCGGCCTGGCGGGAGCGGATGGCCGATATCAGTGAAGGGGTCAAGCTCGAGCAGGATTTGGTCAAAACCTTTGGATCGATGACGCAAGCGATCGCGGTGGCGCAAGCGTTGGGGTTGAAAGGCGCGGCGGAGGCGATGCAACGGCTCCGGCTGGATATGGATACAGAGGCCGATCGGATTACGTTGGCGGCCTTGGACATGGAGGCGTCGATCGCGCACATGTTTGGAGCGGTCAAGGATAACGCCGGCTTGGCGTCGGCCGAACTGCGAGGCGTGATTGAGCAATTGGACGCGGTGAAAGCGACATCGGGCATGGTGACGGATTTCATTCGAGAGAATGCGCAAACGGCGGGCAAGGGGCTGAATGCGTTGATTGGCGGCCTGGCCGGGTCGGATGCGGCCAAACAACGGAAAGCGATTGACGAGCGATCGGCGGCCTTCCAGATGGGCGCGGAGGCCGAGATTGCGGCGGCGCAGTATCGGGTCGATGAGATGGTGAAGATCGAAAAGCGCCTGGGGGATGAGCTCAAAGTGTTGCGGAAGGGTGAGCAAACGGACGCCAGTAAAGCGCGGCAAGCGTCCATACAGGGGGAGCTCGAGGCCATTGGAGAGAAAAAGGCGATCTACGAAACGGATGTGAAAAACCAACAGGACGCGCTGGCGGCCAAACTAGCGGCGTTCAAAGCGGAAAGCGACGGCGTCATCGGCGTCTTCATGCAGACCGAGGAACAGGCGCGCGGCCTGGCCGCGGCCGTGGTCGGCAGTTTCGGGGAAATGCTGGCGCGGGGCGTGCCCTTGCGCGAAGCCCTCGAAGCCGTGCAGCCGGCCATCACCACGATGCAGCAGCAGCTGGAGGCGACGGGCTTCACCGGGGGCGCGGCCTTCGGCAGTCTGGTCGAGATGTCGCGCATCGCCAATGACGCCATCATGGGGCCGGCGGTCGATGCCATCGGCGGGGCGCGCGAGGCGTTGACCGGCCTGCACAACTCCGGGCTGCTCAACCAGGAAATGTTCAGCGGGATCGCGATGTCGGCGACGCAGGCGTATGACGCCATCGTCGCGCAGGGCGGCGATGGCACCGCGGCGCTGATGATGATGCAACCCACGCTGCAGACGCTGTGGAAGCTGCAGGAGGACTTCGGGTATGAGGTCGACGAAGGGACACAGGCCTTGCTCGACCAGGCCGAAGCCGCCGGCATCGTCGGCGCCGAGCGCCTGAGCGACGCCGAGAAACAAACGGCCGCGCAAGAGAAGCTCGTCGAGCAGATGGGGGAACTGCTGGCGTTCTTCCAGCGGTTGATCCCGGTGTCGGAGAATGCCGGCCATGTCGTGAAAAACACGTTTGACAAAGCCGGCCAGTCTGCGACGGATGCGGGCCAGAAAATCAAAGCGGCCAAGCTCGATCAGGCGTTCAAGGACAGCGATGAGGCCGCCGGCGATCTCGATGACACGACCGGCGATGTGAAACAGTCGCTCTTCGATGCCGGCCGGATCGGGGTCGAAGCGTGGGCCAAGGTGGGCACCGAAGCGGGCACCGCCGAATCGAAAATCGATCTGCTGAAAGGCGCGACCGACACGCTCTATTCCACCTTCGACGGGTACGACTTCTCCGAATCCATCCGCAAGATCACCAGCGATGCGGAAGAGGCCCGCGACGCCCTGTCGCGCATCTATGACGATATGCCCACGGCCCCGCCGACCACGACGGGCGCCCCGTCGCGTGCGTCAAGCTTTGGCGGCGGCGTGACCGCGTCGGCGCTGGCCGCGGCGCCGCGGCAGGCGAGCGGGGGCGACCTGCGCGTGCCGGTGTATCTCGACGGCCGGCAGATTGCCGAAGCCGTCTACGCCGATTTGCCGGGCGTGCTGCAGGCGCGCGGAGTCCTGTAGCGATGCGGCAGCTCATCGTCGGGAACGGGTCCGTGCCGACGGGCGGCACGTACTACACCGGCCTGACCGGCGGCGGCAACGACTGGATAACCGACGAAGATCAATGCCGGATTCCGGTGCCGGTGGCGGGCACGCTCCGCCACCTGCGGATCACGGTCACGACGGCCGCCGGCGTTGGGGACCATCACGCCTTCGCGCTGCTGGTCAACGGCGTGGCGTCGGCGCTCACCGTCACCATCAGCAATACCGACACGGAAGGCAGCAACACCGGCACGGACGTCAGCGTGGCGGCCGGCGATTATGTCGCCCTGCGGCGCGTCAATACGACCTTCGATGCGGCCGGCTGGGTCCACTGGTCGCTGGAGTTCGAAGGCGCGACGGGAGAGAGCTGGTACGGGGTCTGGGGCGGGCAACTCGCCGGCGGGGGCCCGTTCTATCTCGCCCCGTTCGGGGCGCTCGGCGGCGCGAGCCCTGTGCCGAAGAGTCTCGTTGCCGTGGCCGGCACCCTCACACGCTATGACGTCCGGGTGCGCGTCGCGCCAGGAGCCGGCAAGACCCACGACGTCGTCCTCAGCAAGAATGGGGTGACGCAGAACGGATCGGGCGGCACGCCCGATACGCGCCTGTCGCTCACCGGCGCGAGCACGCTGACCGGGAGCCTCTCGGGGTTCAACCTCACGGTCGCTCCCGGCGACCTGCTGCAATACGTCTGCACGCAGACCGGCGGCGCGGCAACGACGCACGTCAGTATCGGGACCAAGCTCGTCGCCGACGTCGACGGGACCTCGCAGCTCACGGGGATCAGTCTCTCGAGCGTGATTCCGAACGGCGCGACGAACTGGACCCCGTTCGCGTATGCGCACTGGACGACGACGGAGGCCGCCGCGCAGCTGGCGCTCGACGGGGCGTACTGGGCGTCGGCGTTGTACGCCTACGCCGATGCGCCGGGCGCAGGCACGTCCTACACGTTCACGCTGCGGAAGAACGGCGCCACGCCGGCCACGACGCCGACGGTCACCATCAGCGGGGCGACGAGTCCGGCGACGGGGTCCGATACCGACCCGACCCATGTCGTCGGCTTCGTGGCGACCGACACGATCGCGCTGCAGAGTGTGCCGGCCGGCACACCCGCGCGCGTGCAGACCTTCGTCGCGCTGGCGATCCACGATACCGATCCGTCGGAGCCGGTGGAACCGCCGGGCAACACCATCATCGTCTGGATCGACGACATCGACCGCACGTCGCTCGTGAGCGCCCTGCGCTGGTCGTCCACCATCAACGGCATCGGGACGGCCACCTTCACGGTCAAGGACCCGACCGGCGCCTACATCCCGCAGGACGACCAGGTCGTCGAGATTGAAGTCGCCGGCACCATCCGCTGGGCCGGCACGATTGCGAACCCTGCCGGGACCTCGCATCTGGTGCACCGCGGCGAGGGCACGTTCTGCCAGGTCACCTGCCAGGACTACAACCAGCAGCTGCAGCGCGCGCTCAGCAACACCATCATCCCGCCGCAATCCCTGCGGGACACGCTCGTGTACCTCTGCGACGGCACCCTCGTGCCGATGGGCATCACGCTCGACCCGACGCAGGACGAGGGGCCGACGCTGACGACGATCACCTCGCCCTGGCTCACGACCGAGCAATTCGTCGACTACCTGGCGACGCAGACCGGCTGGGTGCGCCGCGTTGACCAGGACAGCCAGCTGAAGATGTGGGCGGTCGGCTCGGTCGCGAGCGGCGTCACGCTGTCCGCGGCGAATGCCAACGTGCGCGCGGCCGCCTACGACCTGCAGCGCTTCGACTACCGCAGCGCGCAATGGGTCGTCTTCGGGCCGAACGGCGTGCTGCATGTGGCGGACGCGTGGACCGGCGACGGCGTCACGCAAGTCTTTCCGCAGCACT